TTGATACCACAAAGTTACTAAAAATCAGCGAGATGCACAACTTTTTCTCCATAAAAGATACTAATTTTTAGGCGAATTTTAATTCCGCCAATGAGTAACTTATAACATCTTGAAATTACGATATGAGAGCCGGAAACGCATCTCCCGAAGTCTGACAACAAACAAAGAAAGCGAGGTGGTACATGAAGAAGTAAGAAAAAGAAATCGTTAGAAATTATGCTTTTATTCATTCGGCTGGCGGTGGAAGAAGGAAGAACCCTGCAACATATACATTTTGTTATTCATTTATTTTGCAAGCGCAGGCACAACTTCCGGAATCCCTGCCAGCTTTCTCTATCGCAACCAAAAAGAAGGGAAAGAAAGGGGTAGGGGAAAGATAGGGATAATAACGCATGTGCGCACGTATATGCGCACGTAAAGAGTGTTGAGTAATAAACTACACCAGCAAAACAAAATAAACGCTTATGCGTGAAATTTAAACAAAATAAGTACTTTAAAGAAAAAATGGAAAAAGGAACAGTTATAATCGGAATCGACCCCGACAACCTGGAAAGCGGAGTTGGAGCAGTCTTTGACGACAAGAAGTTTCTCGCCTATAAGATGAATTTTCCTTCATTGATAGATTACCTCAAGGCTATGAACGAGAGTTGCAAAAAGATTAAGGTCGTTATTGAAGGCGGCTGGCTCAACAAAAGCAACTGGCATGTGCTTAATCGGTTCATGACAGCAGTCAAGGCAGCAGCAATCGGACGCTCTACCGGAATGAACCATCAGACCGGAATCTTGATTGTCGAGTGCTGCAAACACTACAATATCCCCTGCGAAATCATCAAGCCATTGAAAAAATGCTGGAAGGGGAAGGACGGAAAAATCACGCAGGACGAACTTGCTTATTTTGTAAGCGCAGGACAAAAGTTGCCGAGAATGAACCAAGACCAGAGAGACGCACTTCTCCTCGCATGGGTCTGTGCAGGATACCCGGTCAGAGTGATGCCGAAGAAACCGCAGACAACCCTGCAGAAGACCATTAGAGCCTTTGATGGATAAAATAAAACGAAGTGTTGGAAAAAGTTAAAAGTGGGCAAAGAGCGAACAACTAAAGCAAAAAAGTAGTATCTTTGCGCCAATGTTTATCAGATAAGCAGTTTTTCGAACTTAAAACAAGAAGAAAATGAAAACAGAAGAAATCGCACTATCGAGGGTCAGCGAGAACGAAGCGAACCCGAGAGAGATAAGTCAAGCGAACTTTCAGAAGCTTGTGCAGAGCATCATCGTGTTCCCACGAATGTTGACCCTGCGCCCGATTGTTGTTGATGAGACCTTCCACGCACTGGGTGGCAATATGAGACTGAAAGCCTTGCAGCACATTGTCACGATGGACGAAGCAAGCATTCAAGTAAAGCTGGATGCAGAGCAGCGTCTTTCCGATGAGGAGCAATCCGCATTGATGGAGTATTGGCAGGGATGGCAGCAGCAGCCAACAGTTACCGTGGTGAGCGCATCAGATTTGACAGAAGCACAAAAGCAGGAGTTCATGATTAAAGACAACCTATCCTTCGGTAACTGGGACTTCAACGACCTTGCGAACCGATGGGACAGCGCACAGCTTCAGAACTGGGGTATGCCAGTCTGGAACCCAGCACCAGTGGAAGCAAGCAGCACCAGCAAGTGCAAGAAGAAAGACAAGGACGACCAAGAGGGCGACCCATTCGCAGGGGAACTACCTCCTGAAATCGAAGGGCAAGACTTAACTCCTGACGACTTGCCTACGATAATGGGCGATGGCGTTTTGCCACGTGAGAACGTAATCATTCACTACAAGCCAGCCGATGAGCCATTCCTTGCCAAGCTTCTGGGAGTTGATCATATCGACCGCATCGTCTGGAACTTTGACGAACTGAAACCAAGACAAGAAGGAAAGGAGGAAGACAATGGAGAAGAATAAAATCGAGAACATCAACCTGCACGACCTGGTGGAGAACCAAGACAACCCACGCAGCATTGAGCCACAGCAGATGCAGAAACTCGTTGAGAGTATTCTGACGTTTCCAAAGATGTTGCAGATGAGACCAATCGTCTGTAATGAGAACCGAGTTATCCTCGGAGGAAACATGCGCTTCCGTGCCCTGCTCAACATCGAGCAGATGGAAGACGAAGCTATCAAGAACGCAATAGAGACCGTTGCCGTGAAACTGACCGATGGAGAGAAGCAGCAGCTTTGCAGCCACTGGGAGAAGTGGAAGGCAGAGCCAAAGGTCGAGGTCGTTATTGCTGACAGCCTATCCGATGAAGAGACGGACGAGTTCATCATCAAGGATAACGTCTATTTTGGCAGCTGGGATGAAGAGAAGCTAAAGGGAGCATTTGACGTTGACGATATGCAGCGATGGGGATTGAACCCCTGGGAAATCCAGCAGGAAGCCACGACCTACGAACCAGCAGAGGACGAAGAACAGCGCATCATCATCGTTTACCGCAGCGAGGACGCACAAGCCGTGGCAGATATGCTGGGACTTGACGCAATCGAGAAGCGCAACTTTGATGTGGACGAACTCAAAGAAAAAACCGAATAGTCGGAAATTTAGCGTTTAAGTCGGAGAAACGTTTGAAATGGATAAACTATCCGCTCTGAACAATTCAATCCGGCAGAGGCGAAATTTAACAAAAATAACTCGAATATGAGAAAGACTTGTGTTTTTATCATTGGAACCAACGCCAGCGGAAAGAGCACCGTTGCCCGAAAGCTGATAGAAAGCTTTGGTGGAATCGAAAGCTATTCGAACGGAATAAGCAGCACCAGGGATGGAGTTGCATTTGCAGGGCGATACGATGTTAAGTACGGAGGTGTTGACAATCTGAACGGTACGACCATACTTCGTGACATCGTGAAGAAGGCACTGGAGAGCACCGACTGCATCATTTGCGAAGGGATGAGACTTAAATGCTGGGGTCCGAACTTGACGCACGCAATGTTCAATGCGGACAGACAGATTGTAATCTTCTTATACGCACCACTCGAAGAAATCCAAAAAAGGCTCGCAGAACGGTCGAACGGAACGTTGAGCAAGGATATTATCCGGGGACAGCGAGAATCGGCACACTCGGCAAAGAAATGGCAAACTGCGGGTTGTGACGTTGTAGCGATAGACACCACGAAGCAGACAGCAGACCGAATCGCAGACTTTATCATCAACAAAATAAATTCATGAGGATATGGCAGAACATTATGGCAACACGCCAAGAATAACATACGAGTTTCCCGACTGCTCAATGCCAATGGCTTTTGATACTTACAATAATTGCAGCTTTGGCTGTATGTATTGCTTTGCTCAGAACCAGCGAGGTATTGGCAGCAAGAAGAAGGAATACCTGCACAAGGAGGTTAAGGACGTGAGCGTTGAACGCATCAAACGAATGTTCATTGACCCCGACAAGCACGGTGGAGACTTTGCGCCATACATCAAGGCTCGAAAGGTTATGCAGTGGGGAAGCATGAGCGACCAGTTCGACAACTTCGAACGTAAGTACGGAACGACACTGGAACTTTTGCGCTTCTTCAAGGATATAGACTATCCGCTTTGCTTCTCGACCAAGGGTGCATGGTTCACCAAGGATGAGCGATACATGGACTTAATCAGAGGGCAGAAGAACTGGAACTTCAAGTTCTCAATCATCACCAGCGATGCAGAGAAGGCTAGAGTAATAGAGCGAGGGGTGGAAAGCCCACAAGCAAGACTTGAAGCCATCGAGCGCATCGCCAATGCAGGAGCAGGAGGTGCAACGCTGAGACTGAGACCCTTCATCATCGGAGTGAGCACGCCAACGTACCTCGACCTTATCAAGGAAGCATTCAACAGAGGGGCTACAGCTTTGAGCACTGAATTCTTCTGCCTGGAAACGAGAAGCCCGACATTGAGGGAATTGTTGCCTACCATCAGCAAGATGGCAGGTTTCGACATTCTCGCATTCTACAAGAAGTACAGCGTACAGTCCGGCTATCTGAGACTGAACCGCAAGGTCAAAGAACCGTTCTTCAGGAACATGAAGGAACTGTGCGACCAGCTGGGAATGCGCTTTTATGTATCGGACGCACACTTCAAGGAACTTTGCCACAACGGAAGTTGTTGCGGATTGCCGCCAACGTGGAACTACAGCAGGGGGCAGATGTGCGAAGCACTGAACATTTGCAAGCGCAAGGGATACGTGAGGTGGAGCGACATCAAGCTGGATGCAGAGAACCTTTTGAGGGCGAGACTGGAGAAGGCGATGAACCTGGGAACAAGAGAGAAGTACTCGAAGTATTACACGATGAGCGCAGCCGACTACATGAAGTGGTGCTGGAACAATCCGCAGGCAGCGCACTCGCCATACAAGATGTTCGAAGGGGCAATGTTGCCAGCTGACGAACGAGACAGCGAGGGAAACATCGTATACAAGTACAACGGAGCGAAATTTTAAATCAAGAATCGTATGCCACAAGGTAATAACAACAAACATCGAGCGCAGAAAATCGACATCGAGAACCGCCTGCAGATTATCGCACCCCTATACCGCAAGGGATGGACGGAGCGAGAAATCACGGCAGAGGTTCGCAAGCGGCTCGACAGACCGAAATACAATCAAGCGCACTGCGACATTCAGCGGTTATTGAAGGAGTGGAGGGAAGAGAGACTGACCGACACGGACGAAAAGATAACAAGCGAGGTGGCAAGGTTGAAACTGGTGATACGTGAAGCCTGGGACGCATGGGAGAAATCCAAAGCGGACTATAACAGCAAGACACAGACACAAGTCGGACTGCCTAACAAGGATCCAGACACTGGGTTGGTAACGATGGATACCGTCAAGGCGATAATGTTCGATGCTGAGAAGCGAGGACTAGGAGACCCAAGGTATCTTGACATCATCCTAAAGGCAGAGACGCAGATTTGCAAGCTGCTCGGACTTGATAAGGTCGTGCTCGACCTGAACGCAGGCTTCCAAGGCGGCATCGAGGTACGATACATCAACTCGGGACACCAGTGCGCATCCAGCGAGCAGGAAGTAATCGAGCGTGAAGGATTGGATAAAGAATAATTTTTTACCATAATTTTGTTTTAAGTTTTATTGTTTGAAAGTATGGCACTATTTGACGTTATTGGTGAACTGTATGACCCGAATGCGGACGTGAAGCCGAGATTCCTTGTGAACCAGGGCGGCACGTCCTCGGGGAAGACATACACCATCATGCAGCGTCTTATAGTGCTTTCTTTCGAGCATCCGATGGCAATTATCACGGTGTGCGGTCAAGACCTCCCGAACTTGAAAGTTGGAGCCATGCGAGACCTCGACACCATCCTGCACTCAAGGGCAGAGTTGCTGGACTGGTTCAAGAATAACAAGAGCGACAGCAGCTACAGAGGAAAGAACGGCTCCATCATCGAGTTCAAGAGTTACCAAGATGCGCAGGATGCGAAGAACGGAAAGCGAGACTATCTGTTCGTGAACGAGGCGAACGGTGTGCCATACGAAGTATTTTGGCAGCTGGCCATCCGAACACGTAAGCAGGTATTCATCGACTACAACCCAAGTGCAAGGTTTTGGGTGCACAACAACATCATCGGCAGGGATGATTGCAGATTAATCCTGAGCGACCACCGAAACAACCGATTCCTGACTGAGCAGGAACACAAGAAAATTGAAGAGATTGACGACCCCGAACTGTGGCGAGTTTACGCAAGAGGACTGACCGGAAAGATAACCGGGCTTATCTTCACCAACTGGGGCATCGTTGACAAGCTGCCACCAAGGGAGGAGTGGAAGATGGAATGCAGGGGTATGGACTTCGGATTCACCAACGACCCAACTGCGCTGGAGCACGTTATATTGGCGCACGGAGAGTTATGGGTGGATGAAGAAATCTACCAGCCTGGAATGACGAACGATGACATCGCAGACCGATGCAAGGAGCAAGGACGGACGAAACGAGACCTTATCATTGCGGATTCGGCAGAGCCTAAGAGCATTCAGGAGATACACAACCGAGGGCTGTGGATAATCGGCAGCACCAAGGGAGCGGACAGTATCAACAACGGAATCGACATTCTCAAGCGTTTCCGCATCAACATAACAAGACGCAGCCACGGCATCATCGGGAACATGCAGCAATACAAGTGGAAGAAGTCAAGGGATGGAGAGACAACGAACCAGCCTATAGACGCATTTAACCACGGCATAGACGCAATACGATACGTAGCCTTAAAAAAGTTATCCGTAGCAAGCCATGGAACGGCTAGGGCGCACGTATTGAGACAAAGATAACGACAAAATTATAAAGCGTATGGATAATAACACTACATTCAAGTACTGGCTGGCAGTTGCTAGGCACACCAGCTACAAAATCGGCAAGCAGCCACGACCAGCGTTTGTCGGAGGGAAACGAGTGCCCGACAATCTCAATCAGCTATCCATCGGGCAGCTAATAGACCTTTCCCAGCTATCAGACAGCGAGGAAAGTCTGTATCAGATAGTGACAACCGTCCTCGGTCTGAGCCACAAGGAAGTGGAGCAGGCTAGGGCGGTTGATGTTGTTATGCTCATCGGTTGGGTAACATCAGAGGTGGAGCGCATCAACAAGCTATTTGAAAGCACAGACACAGCGAAGCCAACGAGACTGGAGAAGGAGGCAGGCATCGATACCCTGCGGTTCGGACTGTTCGGCATGCTCGACTGGTACGCAGTAAGGATGGGCATTAGCGACCACGACCAAGTGTTGAAGACACCATGGCTTCGAATCTACAAGTGCATGGAAATGGACAACAAGAGAAGCGTGTACGAGCGGAACCTGCAGAAGTTGCAGGCAGAGGAAATGAAACGTAAATCTAGATAATTATGGCAACAATCAGAGAAACATTGAAGCAGCTGGCAGCAGACACGCTACCAGACTACACCTACCTATTCGAGGACTGGGACACTGCGGACACCAAGCTGGAGAAACTGAACTATCCGGCAATCGTCTGCATCATCCCAGCCAGCGGCACGACAGAGATACGCAACGGCAGGGTATACGACACCGTGAACGTTGCCCTGGCTTATCTCGACACCGTACCGAGGGCAGCGGAAGGAGAAGACAACGGAGAGTGCATCGACCGAATGAAGATGGCAGGGGCAAGGATGATACGAGCCATCAACCAGTCGCACCAGTTCGAACCATTGGAAGGGCAGCAGTACTACGAGACCATCATCGAGCGGATGAGCACGATCGTGTCGGGCGTAATGTACTCCCTTCAGCTGACACAGAGCATAGGAGGGTGTGAGGTATGAGCAAGGGAGGCATTCAATTCGACCCCAAGGCGGCATCGCTCATCATGCGTGAGGAAGTTGAGAGAGCACGGCAGCTTATCATCAACCACATACGTATCAATGGGCAGAACGCATCAGGGCGCACCATAGCGAGCCTAAAGGTGGAGCAGCCCAGCGAGGAAGAAACCATCCTCTGGGGACACAAGCCATTCGGAGTGCTGGAGACCGGACGAAGGGCTGGCAAGATACCCTACGGCTTTGCTGGCATCATCCGGCAGTGGATGAAGGACAAGGGACTGCACGGCAGACCTATCCCCTACAAAACCAAGCGACAGCACAAGTATACACCACAAGAGCGTGGCGACATGAGCATGGCAGGAGCCATCGCCCACACCATCGCCAACAAGGGTTCTAAACTGCACCGGACTGGCGGCAGGGCTGACGTATACAGCAACGTTGTGCCCGACACAATGAAGCGGCTCGGACAGCGACTTATATTCTTAATCCATCTTTCGGTGGGGAGTATCAAACTAAACAATGAGACGGTATGAGACAGACAACAACAAGCAATATCACGATTCAATACCCGGACGCTGTAGGCTTCGCATTCTTGCCTTGCATCATCAAGGCGAGCGGCTCGGGTGTTGCGAGCATCGAGGCAACCATCAGCAGGGAGACCAAGACGTACACGTACAGCGTGGAAGCGTTTGCTGATAATTGCATCATGGACTACCGGGAATATGTGCAGGCACTCTTCGATGGCATCAGCTTCGGAAACATCGACTACAGCAGGGAGAGCCAGAAGAGCAACCTCGGGGCAGTGTTCGATATTTCCGTGAAGGTCAAGAACAGCGAGGGGAGCGACCTTGCGACATTCAGCTACACGACCTTCTATGTTTGGGGAGCGATGAGGGCAGGAGAGACGTGGAACGCAAACAAGAAGCTAACATGGTTCACGAACTTTCCATTCTCCTTCGGTTTTTATCTCAATACGGCTTCCCAGATACTTGTCGGCTACGAGGGAGCACCAAACAAGTTAGTTAAGCCCGGCATCGATGGCATCGTGGACATTAACACCAGCGTTCTGCCAAACAAGGCGAGGTACTGGAACATCTACGACTACGATGGCAAGATAGAACTGGGAACGTTCACGGACGTTTTCGACCTTACCTTTGCGATGGCGAGCGGTGGCAAGCAGTCTCTCCTTGCAAGGATAGAAAGGAACGACACGGAGAAGGGTATCTACCTGCGTTGGGTTGACCGTCACGGCTTCTATCGCTACTGGCTATTCACGCAAGGCGATGAGAGCAGGGCGATAAGCAGCGACACCAGCTTTGTACGTAACAACCTCGGAGTGTATGACGATACGATATTCGGCTATCTCGGAGCAAACGGCAGAAGGCAGGGTTACGGCAGAGAGGACACCATACCACTTTGTGCCCCGCTTGTAGACAGCGAGACGTTCGATTTCCTGCAAGACCTAGCCAGCAGCCCGGTCGTGGATATGTACCTCGGTGGCGACAAGTGGCAGAGTGTGACAATCAAGGCAGGAACCTACACCAAGACAACAGCAGAGTTGCAGGATTTCGTCTTCAACTTAGTTATTAACAATACACAGATTCAGCAGCTATGACAGACCAGCAACTATACATAGACGGTGTTCTTATGGATATGAGCGAGGATTCGGCAATCACGCTCGACATCAAGAGCAATCTTTTCCGTGACATCACGAAAATGACCGCCAACACAACATACACCATCAACCTGCCTAAGACAGCGCACAATATGGCTGTGCTGGAGTTTGCAGGGAAACCGAGCACCAGCAGCAAATACCCCTTTATTTTCCACACAGCACGTTATTTCCGCAACGGACTGGAGATTATCCACAGCGGAAGGGCAAGCGTTCTGAGTGTAAAGGAAACAATCGAAATTTCGATTTATTGGGGATTGTTCCAGGCATTGGCAACGCTGCAATCGTCTGACCTAAAGCTGAACGAACTGAAATGCACGAAGTATCTGCGTTTCACCAAAAACAACAGCTACGACACCTACGAGAAGGCAATAGCGGATGGAGTATTCTATGGAAGATACGAAACGGCAGTGGCTAAGACATCAAGCGATGAATGGATGGGATTCGACCAAAACGTGGGAGGGAACAGCGACACGACATACTCACTCGTTGAAGGTAAGATAAGAACTGGAACAGAAATCGGAAAGTATGTATCGGGCGAAGTTCTGACCGATGAGACATACCAGTGTGCAATCATACCTTTCGAGGTTGGAATGAGAGCCACCATCAGCAAGGTTTTAGGCAAGGGACAATTCCGGACATGGGCAATACTCGACACCAACAAGAACGTTATTAGCATTGCCGATGATGCCGGGAAGACAGAAAAAGAGACCCGTCCGGTGTTGTTTGCTCCTGATCCTATTCTCGGAATGTTCGTGAGTGCAGGAGCGTGCATCGCCAATCTCGAAACGAGCGTTGCCATGGAGACAATATCCATCAGGGTTCGGGCAGAGAAGGCTGGCTCTGTCGAATACGGAGCACTCGATACGAAGACCGGAGAGACAACACCATGGGGAACGTATGAGGTTGCAGCAGGAGAAACGGAAATTAATGTGGTAAAGAGCAAGCCTTCCGGTCTCCTCGTATACATTAAGCCTTCGGTAGATAAGATGATAGGTAAGTCGATGAGCACGTCTGTGGCGGCTTATTATCTCTCGGACGGTAAGTTATCCCAAGTGCAGGCGAGCGGAGAGTACAACGTTAAATATACGAGCGAGAGCATGCCAATTGATGTAGACCTGCAAGCACCAGCAACAGCGGTATGGCTTATCATCAACGCCATCAAAGCATACAGCACTGGCACGACTATTCTTGTTAAGAGTAAAAGCGAGACGGAGAGCAATGCGAGAGCGAGCACCCGTACGTTTGATGGAAGCGGCTCTTTTGGTGGAGGTGGCTCTTTTGGTAGTTCCTGGAGCAATGGAACAATCCAGCCAAGCGTTACGGCAAGGTATATCCTAGACCTTATCACGGCACAGACTGGTGTGGCATTCGACTGGAGCAATCAAGCGATAGAAATCATAAAGGGGCTTGCTGTACCGCTGATTACAAGGAAGGCAGATGCGCAGACGGTTGTAGGCAGCTTGGAGGGCACTTTTTTCCATACAGAGAGCCTAGGTATTCTCGACTTCCAACCAACGAGCCTATCGGAGGTATTCGATGGGCTGGAGATTGGGCACAGATACAGCCAGCTGAATGTTAAGATTGCCTGCAAGATGATTTTTGACGTTCAGATGAACTGGTCGTGGGACGCATCGAAGGTTACACCTAGTGGGCACAAATCATGGAGTTTTGGAGAGGGGAGCACTGAGTGGCAGGCATTCTACTCATATCCACCAAATTATATCGAAATGAAGGTTAAGCACAAGAACGATGACGGAACTTGGACGGAAACTCCATATATTGCAGGGTTGCAGCAGGATGAGACTTCTGGAAAATATGTGACCGATTATGAATCGGATAAGGTAAACGGCAGATTCATACACCTTGTAGCAGGACGAGGGGAGATAGATTTGGAAGAGGGCGACATCGTAACCTTCGAAATGAAGCACCCGAAAAATCAGGCATTAATTGGATTGAAGTGTTACAACGGACGGTTGTCTGCCAGCATCAAGCAGAGCGATGATGTACCTTACGGAGGTAATTTCCCTATCGGCAAGAACCTGCCCGACATCAAGGTAACGGATTTTTTGAAGTGTATCTGCATTCTGACATCAACGTTTCCAAGCCAGCGGTTTATTGGTGGAACACTTACGTTTGCCGACATCGTGAACCTTTGGGAAGACAAGGCGCAAGCGGTGGACTGGACGAAGAAACTCATCCCGAGCGAAGCCAGCAACCATCCAAGGCAGACCGATTTCAGTGTTGAGGACTACTGCCAGCACAATATCTACAAGTGGAAGGAAGACGACACCGTATACAAGCAGCACGATGCGGATATGACTATAGACAACAAGACGCTGGAGTATACGCAAGACGTCTGTACGCTACCATTTGCAGCCACGGACGGAAACCGCATACCGATATACGAGTGGGAAAGCAAGCAATCCACGTTTGGCAACACAACGTACACCAGACAAGTCGCCACCAAATACAAGGCATGCAAAGACCGAATAGTGAACCTGACGAAGAACGATGCCGGCTATGCGGAATTGGCTTTCAACATCGACCTTCAGGACATCTTCGACGACAAACTGGAGAAGTTGAGAAAGACGGTGGCGAACCCACACCATATTGTGGAGCGGTTCAACCTTTCCGATTTGGAGATACTGAACTTTGACGAAACGAAGCCAGTGTACCTTGCCCAGTACGGAGCGTATTTTGCAGTTCTTGAAATCAAGACAACAAGCAGCGGATATTGCGAGGTTACAATGATAGAGTTGAACAACTAAAAAGAACGAACTATGGTAAGTGAAGACAAACAGCAGATTCTTGACATCAAGGTCAAGTACGAGGATGCAATCTATGGCATCATCAGATACAAGGAAAAGATAGACCAGCTAAAGGCAAGCATCAAGGACTTGCAGCAGCAGGAAAAAGACAAGACCATCACGACAAACGAAATGAAGGTTCAGACGGAAGCCATCAACGCAACCATCAAGGAGTATCAGTACAACGTGCGTGCCCTGCAGAAGGAGATCCAGAACAACGTGCGCACAGAGAACGAGCAGGAGGGCAGCTTGAAACAGCTGCGTGCCCAGCTTTCCAATGCCACCAAGAAGTATGACGAAATGGCGAAGGCAGAGCGTGAGGGAGCAAAGGGGCAGGCACTGCAGAAACACATCAATGAGATTACCAACGAACTCAAACTGGCAGAGGAGCAGACCCAGCGATACTACCGGAATGTGGGTAATTATTACAACTCAATGCTCGACCTTGCAGCCGACCTCCAGCACGTTGTACCGATGGGTGGCGGTGGAGGTGTTGGCGAAGGCGTCAGCAACTTTGCGAACACTGTAGTGAACCTCGGACAGACAGTTAAGGGCATCATCCCTAACATCAAGGCTTTTGTCTCAACCCTTCTTGGATTGGCAACGAACCCGGTGTTCCTGGGACTGGCAGGAGTTGCAGGAGCAGGAATGGCATTCAAGTGGTGGTTTGACTACAACAAGGGATTGATGGAAGCCACACGACTGACGCAGCAGTTCACCGGATTGACCGGGGACGAAATGAAATCCGTGCGCAACGAGGTTCTTGCGGTATCCAATACATTCGGTTTGGAATTCACGGAGACGATGCAGTCTGCTAATACAATTAGCAAGGCTTTCGGTATTTCCGTTTCTGAGAGTTTGAAGATTATGCAAGACGGACTGGTGAGCGGTGCAAACGCCAACGGTGAGTTCCTCGACACGATTAAAGAATACCCGAGATACTTCAAGGAAGCCGGACTGAATGCAGAAGAAATGGTGGCAATATCAACGCAAGCGACCAAGGAAGGTATCTTCAGCGACAAGGGTGTTGATACCATCAAGGAAGGAAACCTGCGACTTCGTGAAATGACAACTGCTACGGCTGCCGCACTTGACGGAATAGGTATTTCTTCCAAGCAAGTTCAGAAGGACTTGCAGGACGGAAGCAAGACCACATTCCAGGTTATGCAAGAGGTGGCTAATAAGCTGAAGGAACTTCCACAATCAAGTGCTGCTGTAGGTAGCGCAATTGCTGACATCTTCGGTGGTCCGGGAGAGGATGCCGGACTTGCTTATATCGAGATGCTCGGTGACATCGAACTCGACATGAACAAAGTAAAGGCAAAGTCCGGTGATCTTGCCAAGGCACAAGAAGACGAACTAAATGCAACCAAGAAATTGCAGGACGCAATGGCTTCTTTGTTCGATTACACTGGGGGTGGATTCGAGACCATGAAGGCTCAGTTGAGCACGATTGCAAAGAAATCACTTACGGCAGTTATCAAGGGAGTTGTGCAGGCAATCAACTACTTCATCGACTGGTACAATGACAGCCTTCTGTTGCGAGGGATAATCAATGCACTCGGCACAAGTTTCCGGTTGATGTGGAATGCAATCAAACTCGTATGTAATCTCGGAATAGACGCATTCAAGAGGATGGGCTTTGCAGCCAAGGGCATGCTTGATATTCTCGAAGGTATCGTTACATTCGACCTTTCCAAGGCACAGAAGGGATTTAAGGAGATGTTCGATATATCCGGCACAATCAAGGAAGCTTGGCACGACATCAAGAACGCTGGTATCGAGATAGGAAACTCATTCGCAGACGGATTCGAGAATACCGTGAACGGAAGGCTCGAGCACATAAAGCTAGCCAGCGTGAACGGTGGAGCGACCAGCAGCGAGCCAGCGAGCGGAAACAAGGGAACGACACCAGCAGCAGCCAAGGGCAGCACTGCCAAGACCAAGGCACAGAGAGCCAAGGAAGAAGCGGAAGCAAAGGCAGAGGCAGAGCGCAAAAAGAAGCAGGAAAAAGAATTGCAGGAAGCGATTGCGCTTATCCAGTACAAGTACAACGAGCAAGTAATGGACGCAAAGAAGCGATACCTCGCAGGCATGTACGACAACGACCGAGACTACAACAACGACCTCGAACAGCTAGAGAAGAACATGGTGGCTAGGAGTATTGACGCATACGTGGCGGCAGGGCAAATCGGAGCAGAAAAAGCGCAGGAAATGCAGGCAAAACTTCTCGACATCATGATTAAGGCGAAAGCGGACTTGAAGAACCACGCAAAGGAGATTGTGGACGAGCTCAACAAGGAGTTCGAGGATGCAGAGAAGGCTCGCAAGGATGCGGACATCATGAACGGTGGCACTGGAGAGGAAGACGATACAGCCAAGCTGGAGAGATACAAGGCTTTCCTTGAGCAGAAACTTGCAATGACCCAAGAGAATGTTGAAGCGCAGAAGCAGCTACAGCAGGAACTACACGATACGACTTTGCAGTTGCAAGCTGACGAAAACAAAAACAAGCAACAGAAACTTCAAGAGCAGAACCAAATGATAGCCGATTATATCGGGGCAATCGGTGATGGTTTATCTTCGTTTTTCGAGAGCCAGGATCTGACTTTCCATAATTTCCTCAAAACCATGCTGACAACCTACCTAGATGCGATAGAGAAGCAGATGACTGCGACTTATGTGCAAATTCTTGCAACTAGCATTGCAGAGGGTGGATGGGCAGGAGTTGCAAGTGCAGCAGCCAAGCTTGTTTTAATCAAGGCAGCGTTTGCAGCAGCCAAGGCAGCAATAAAAGGCTTCTCCACTGGTGGCTACGTCCAAGGCTCTGGAACCGGAACGAGCGACAGCATCCCGGCAAGGCTTAGTAATGGCGAGAGCGTAATGACCGCCAAGGCGACTTCAATGTTCAGCCCGATATTATCCGCATTCAACCAGCTAGGCGGTGGCGTGCCTATCGTAGTAAACAACGGAGGCAGCAACATCGGCATGGATATGCTGGCGGCAGCTGTAGCAAGAGGGTATCAGATGGCTCCACAGCCAGTAGTGAGCGTGGAAGAGATAAACCGCACCCAGCGTAGAGTGCAGACGATAGAGAATATCGGCAGGCTCTAAGGTTGCAGTTATTTAACCAAGATTTGCGTTCTGAGCGGTTTTCGCTTGAAGGTGGTAAAGTTACACACCCAAGGCAATAAAAGCCGCTTAGAGCGCAAAATTTGGGCTTGTTTAGAAAAATTAACTGCTTACGAGATAAACATATTGAAAAATATCGTATCTTTGCAGCGTTTTAAAACTTAAAAAATACCGATTCAATGGCAAAACTCAGAATATACAACGACATCGACAGCCAAGACAACAAGTTTTGGTATCAATGGTGGGGAGGCGACTGCGTATGTTTTCAGGACATAGATGCTTTTGCGGCAAGCATACCGAAAGACGATGATACAATCGATATGCGCATCTTCTGCAATGGCGGCTCGGTGATTGAAGGCTGGGCAATCTACGACCGACTGCGACAGAGCGGCAAGAAGATTACCTGCACCGTGGAGGGCAAGGCAGCATCCATGGCAACAATCATCATGCTCGCAGCACAAAAGGAGAGCCGCAAGGCATACGAGAACGCTGCCTTCCTGCTGCACAATCCGTATGTTCCTGGCTGGGGGTTGGGCGACCAGCTGAGCGCAAAGGACTTGAAGAACCTGGGCGAGGAAATGCAGATGTGGCAGGATAAGTTTGTGGACGCATACGTAGAGCGGTGCGAGTGCGATAGGGAAGAGATACAAGCCTTGATGGATAAGGACATCTTCATCAACACCAGCGAGGCTTTGCGCCTAGGTCTTATCAGCAGCACCGTTCCAGCACTCAGCGCAAGCGCATCGAAACGCAATATCGAAAATTTCATTAATTCAAAACAACAAAATCCAAAAGCAATGGAGAAGAAAACAGAAGTAAAGGCTTCTCTCCTCGACAAGATTTTCGCTAAGTTGGGCGTGAAGACACTGGAGGAAGCAGAGCAGGCGGTGGCAGAGCCACAAGCCAAGGCAGAGCCAAAGGCGATGGAACTCAACACAGCAGACGGACAGACACTGACCGTTGAGCGTGAAGAGGGAGATCCACAAGTTGGCGACAAGGCAAGTCCGGACGGAACGTTTGAAATGCCGGACGGTAAGACAATTGTTGTCGAAGACGGTGTAATTACCGACATTCAGACCGCAGGCAATGAAGGCAATGAAGGCAATGAAGGCGGTGAAGGCGGTGAGGGCGGCAGCGCATCAAGCACCGACGACGAAACCGTAGCCAAGTTGAAGCAGCAGGTAGCAGCACTCAAACAGCAGTTGAACGACACCAAGGCACAGCTAGCAGGCGCACAGAAACTCGCAAAGAGCAAGGAAGACATGCGCATCCTGAATGCCGTGAAGATGGCAGGCGGTGCTGAGAAGGTGCTGGCAGGCTACAGCAGCCACTACCAGCCAGCACAGCGACAGCCAAGCGGCAAGGGCGCAGGCGACAACGTGAACGCTGTCGAGGAAGGCAAGAACGCTATCAAGGAGAGACTTGCAAAACTCCACAAAAAGGGCAAGAAGTAATAAAGTATTAACCCATTAAATCAAAGAAAATAATGGCAGGATTTACAAAACAGCAGCTCGAGAACCTTAAACTCGAGCCCGAAAACCTCGCAAGCATCAAGGATGCCGTGCAGGAAACCTTCTACAACGATGAAGACTTCTCCTCATTCGTGAACATTCAGAAGGTCAAAGAGAAAGACCCTATCGCACTTATCGGTGAGATGGAAATGGTCGGTAAGGCAGGTGGCGGTTGCGACCCTACCTATGAAGAGAAGGGTATCGCCAACTCTCAGAAGCGTTGGGAACTCGGACAGTGGGAGATTCCTATCAAGATTTGCTACGAAGCATTGAAGGGTTCAATCGCAGAATACAGCCTTAAGACTGGTACAGCCATTGGCGACCTTACCAGCACCGACTTCATGACCATCTACACCGATGCACTCCAGCGAGCCATGCAGCAGATGATTTGGCGTTTCGGATGGTTCGGCGACAAGGCGGCAGCATTGGCAGGTGCAGGTGGCGGCAAGCTGACAGCAGGGTCGGACGTTAGCATGTTCAACGTTTGTGACGGTCTGTTCAAGCGTATCTTTACAGCTACAGCAACAAAGAACCATACCACCATCGCAGCCAACAGCGAGGCTACGACAGCAGCGCAGGTTTCAGCATTACGCAAGAAGGGTGCAGCTACAGCAGTCGTAGACGCAATCTTGATGGACGTAGACACACGTATCATTGACGATAGCGATGCAGTGTTGCTTATGACACGCTCGCTTGCTGACGCATTGACCTACGACATCAAGCAGACCTACCACGATATTATGCCGTGGGAGAAGGTGTTCGATGGCTTCGATGTGGCGACCTACAACGGAGTGAAGATTGCACGTGTCGGCATCTGGGATAGAATGATTAACGCATACGAGAAGGGCGAGACGACAGTCAACCTTCCACACCGTGCGGTATTCTGTAACCCTAAGCACCTTATGGTGGGCACTGATGCCGATGCACTCATTAGCGACCTCGACATCTGGTTCGACCAGAAGGAGCGCAGAAACTATCTCTATGCTACTGGTAAGATTGGCACGGCTCTCCTCGAAGAGAACATGATCCATGCAGCTTACTAATCGCTCCAAATTTTCAGTTTAGTATTAAGTTATTTTGACAATCCTCAACACCCACAAAACGGTGTTGGGGATATAACAATTTTAAAACGAATTAATATGGCAACAACTTGCGAGAGCCTTATCGCTCAGGACATCATCATCCCTTGCGAAGACCAAGTAACAAAGGGACTGGAGGGCGATGGACTTATCATCAACCGAGACGACATCGACTTCACCAAGTCCGTTGTAGCGGGCAATATAATTAAAACATTAGTTTTGAAGACTGGCAAGAAAGCATACGCTATCCGGCAGGAAGGCAGCAAGCCATTCACTGGAACCAAGACCGAGCTGACCGTTGGCACGTATCGCAACAGCTGGAAGAACACCGTAGCAGTCGTGGTATTGGCTAACACACCTGACGTTTGCGCAAATATCATTGACGGACTGGCGAACGGAAAGTTCGTTATCATCCTGCGCAACCTCTCAAAGGGAGCGGACGGAAATGCAGAGTATCAGGTGTTCGGATATGCGCAGGCACTGAAGGCAAGTGCAGGCGAGAACGACAAGTACTCAGATGACACCGAGGGTGGCTGGCTTATCACGTTGGAAGAGGAGAGCGTACCAAAGGCAGCTTATTTCTTCTTCGACACAGACAGCGAGACCACAGCAGCCAAGTATAAGAGCCTTCTGACGGAAGCAGCAGCGTAGCCTATGACATACAAGGAAGCAACAGCCAAGGTCGAGGAGTTGAAGGCACGTTTCGACAGACCCTTTGATGCAACCGACAAGGCAGTTATTGAATCTCTATATTTCGAGGTAACACGCAAGCGTTTCGTACCGACAACCTGCCAGCAGTGTTACCACGATGCTCTGATAGAAATATATCTAAAACTCAAAAAAGAAAAGGCAATGCCAAAAACATGTAATTACGCAATGAAGGCAGGTTTTATCATTTCCTGCCCGGACTTCTACCATGGTAAGATTTTCACGAACGAGAACCTGACCGACAAGGTAGCGCACGAATATCTGACGAAGTACCCACACATGGAAAGCTACTTCCAAAAGATGCCCAGCGATGAACTCATCGAGAACAAGCAGCCGCCAGCAGGCAGCGACAGCGGTTCAGATGATACCACCGGGAAAGATCCTGCCGAAAAAGCAGCAGGCAGCGACAAGAAGAAAGACCTCGACCAAGCCGAAAAAGCAGGCAAGGAAGAGTAACAAAACAACAAGTAAAACGACACAAGCAGTATGAACGTTAAAACAGTTAAAAAGCCAAAGCGAAGGGTTGATATTGGCTACGTCAGCCGATTCAAGATGCAGGCATACGGATATGATAATCTTTATCCGCAGAACCTCGCACGCATCACGGAAGCCAGCGGAACGGCAATGCTGTGCCTTAACCGCTACGCCCGATTTATTGAGGGCTACGGCTTTGATAGCGACATTCTAGCAGCGTTAGCGATGAACCCACAAGGGGACACGGCAGACGATTTGCTCCGGAACGTAGCGCAAGACCTTGCGAGGTTTGGAGGCTTCGCCCTTCACGTAAACTACAACGTTCTAGGGCAGGTGTCGAGCGTGAGCCACGTACCCTTCGAAAATTGCCGACTGGAAGAGACAGACGACAAGGGGAACGTGGCGCACGTCTTGCTGCATCCAGACTGGGAACAGAAGAAAACGAGGAACGGAAAGCGGTTGATGGTGAACGACAAGACTATTGAACGCATCAACATTTTCAACCCCGACCCCGACATCGTTCTTGAACAGATTGAGAACGCAGGAGGCATCGACAGCTACAAGGGGCAGGTTCTGTGGCAGAGCCTAGACGGACAGTTCATTTATCCTACAGCCAGCTACGATTCAGCCATCACGGAGATTTCGACCGATGAGGGACTGGGAAACGTCAAGATGAGAAACGTCCGCAACAACTTCCTCGTATCGTGTATGCTCGTAACCAAGAAGGGCGTGCCGAAGTTCAACGAGGAAGGCGAAGAGGTTGAGAGCGGACAGATGATTTCAGACGAAGACCTTTTGCAGTTCCAAGGGGACGAGAATACAGCGAAGATACTTGCTGTAGAGGTCGAGAACGAGGAAGACGAACCGAAGGTTGTGGCTTTCCCTACGAAGAACTTCGACAAGGAGTTTTCCGTGACCGACAGCAGCGTTATCGAGCGCATCTACGCACAGTTCCATCAAGAACTCTTCTACTCCATCCGTATTGGAAAGCTGGGATTCAGCGGACAAGTTATGCAGGACGCTTACGAATACTATGCAGGCGAAGTGACGACCGAGCAGCGATTCATCGAGCGAGCCTTCAAGAAGATTTTCAACAGCTGGCACGACCCAGCTATTCAGAACCTAGACCCCAAGCTACAGCCGTTAAAGTATATCAGCAGCGAGGTTGCAGGGAACAACACGATAGATTAATTGATTGAGCCTATGGGAAAAAGGAAACAACTTATCACGGCAGACCAGTTCCGAGAACTGGCACGACCGACCAGCACACACCTAGATGAGGATGAAGTGAACGCATACATTCGGGAATGCGAAGATGCGAACATCATACCAGCCATCGGGTATGAGCGGTTCAAGGCAGCGACCGAGCAGGGAGAGTGGGGCGATTCAGTATTGCCCGATTTCCAGCCTGCAACTTTCCTGGACGGTGGCGAATACACCACCAAGAAGAATGGAGATTGCAGCCAAGAAGAAACCAAGGTGCAGAAGTACACAAGCGGAATACGCAAGGCACTCGCTTATTTCACGTATGCGAGGTTTTTTCGTGCCGATGGCACAATTATAAGCCGAGCAGGTGGAATGCGCCACAGAGACGATTATTCAGACCATGTTCAGGACTTATCGAACAACAAGCAATACAACGACATCATGGATATGGCAGAAAGATATTTATCAGATGCCCTTGAATACCTCAAGACATTCACCCCGAAAGGGGACGTGAAGCCACAGCGAGGAACAAGGGCACACATTCACGCAATAGGCAACTAAAAGCACATAAGACATGAACGAGGATATTCAAAAAATGCTCCGTATGGCAGAGCTGATACGAGATGCAACGCAGGTTGGAGAAAACACAGCGGTGCGTGTCGGCACGGAAATTTACGACATCGTTGTCGAGTTAAGCAGGATGCTTGCCATGATGGACGACAAACTGGAGAACGATGCGGTCGTTAGGATTATCAAGAGTGAACTCGCCAAGATAACAATAACGGAAGCGCAAATTGCGGATGGGGCGATAACGGCAGCGAAGCTTGCCGATGGCTCTGTAAAGAACAGACACCTAGCATCCAATTGTGTGACCTCAGATAAGCTACAACCGGGAGCGGTCAAACACGACCATCTGACCGAGGACTGTATATCAACTGGAAACATCAGAGACGGCAGCGTGACAGCAAAAAAACTCGGCACGGACATCTACAAGGATATTTCAAACAGAGTGACCGACATCGTGACGAAGGACTTCCCTCCAGCAATCACGGAGGAACAGATAACAGATATTACTAGTAAATAACAATTTAAAACAATAGATTATGCAATTTTTAGACGCAATAGGCTTAGCATATTTCTGGGAGAAGATTAAGAACTGGGTTAATATTAATTATTTATCATTAACTGGTGGTACAATTAGAGGAAGTGTGTCTTTTTTATATGATGCAGATGGTGGTGGGTCTATAAGAATAGACCCATCCAGTATTACTAATAGTAAGTATGGGGTTAATTATCTTTTTGCAAGTGGAAAAATGATTCCTATTGGTGAAGCTAATGGTGTTGCAGGACTTGATGCAAATGGCAATGTTCCATTAGCCCAATTAGGTAATCTTGATACTACAGTTGCAGAAGTAGTAACTGCTCTTCCTACAACTAATATTAAGAAGCATATTTATCTTATTAAAGATACTAGTGGTGTTACACAGAATCAATATGAGGAATATATTTATACTGGTGATACCAGTGCAACTTATGATGCTTCAAAATGGGAGAAACTCGGAGACTTCCGTGCTACAGTAGACCTTGCAGATTATGCTAAGAAAGATGAGGCAATACATGGTTTAATCGCTAGATATGGCTCAAGTTCTGCTTTCATTGAATTTAAGAATGTAAATGGAACATCAATAACTTCTATTGAACTGTATTCAGCTGCAAGTGAGAGAGCTGGTCTTATGACTGGTCCAGATAAAAATAAACTAGACGGAATAGCAAACAATGCCAATAATTACTCTTTGCCAACCGCAAGTTCAACCACAAAGGGTGGTATTACCCTTGGTTATTCGCAGAGTGGCAAGAACTACCCAGTTGCGCTTGACGGCAACGGCAAGGCATACGTTAACGTTCCATGGACTGACACGAACACCACCTACGACTTGTCGCCTTATGCCAAGACGGCAGACGTAAATGCAGCCCTTGCGAAGAAAGTAGACGTGGTAAGCGGGAAGGGACTTTCTACCCACGACTTCACTTCAGCATACAAGTCCAAGCTTGATGGTATATCTTCAGGAGCTACAGCAGATTCTGCAATAACTACAGGAGAAATAGATGCATTATTTGCTTAATAATAATTTTAAAAATTAATTAATATGAAGTTTTTAGATTTAAATGGACTAAACCATTTTTGGACAAAAATAAAAGCAAGTTTTGGCACAGCTATTGTTGAAAGTTCTCAAAGTTCAGATATTCAATTTGTTGCAAATCATCAAATTGTTAACATTAATAATTCAGGTCGTATCAACGTATTTAAATGGTTTCAAAAGGCATCGGAAGGAGGCATCCTGGAGGTAGTCTTTACAGGAACGCAAGAATGTCACACTTATTGCAGCAAGGCTGGTATTAGCGTTCTGCTTAAAATGGAAGAAACATCACATGGTCCAATTCTTAAGAGGATTGACTTTTTGGAAACGGCATACAATACCTATGCACGCTTAATTAAGATTAATAATACTAGTCTTCTTGTCGCAGAGTTTGTTCAAAACAAGTAAAACTAAAATAATTTTAAAATACACTATTATGAGAAAAAGTACTGGTAGAGCAAAACCAGTAACTCCTAAAGCAGGAGTTACTAAAACCTCAAGAAGATATGCTTGTGGTGGTAAACTTGAACTCTAAGTCGCTGACTTTTAAAATTTAAAAATAAGACGATATGAAGAAGAATAAGAAACAATTACATGAAGCACTTGCAGTGCTTCTTACCAAACTTTCATCGGCAATGGACAATCCATTGCTGATGGATAACTACGTGGTGAAAGCCTTGCGCACGGTTCTTTTGGAATACAAGGAATCGGGTGAGCTTCACGAAGCATACAAGGAGCAGATACAATCCACGCTGGAGAGTGACAACCCCTGGGTAGCTATGATGATGAAGTCAATTGGCGCAGATCCTACTATTAAGAAGAGCATGACCGATGAAGCCATTGACGGAATGATTGATTCTATGTTGGGGGTAGAATAATACAATTTTCGTCTGAAAATATATATAATAATATACAATAATTTTAATAAATTATATATGAATGACAAGGAGAAAGAACTATGGCGAGTTATAGACAACGTAATCAAGTGTTGTGCCATTGAACTGCCGAGCGGAGAGTTGAGCATTACGAGAGAAGACGTTCTCGGCAAGTCGAGAGCAGAAAACCTCGTAATGACAAGATGTATGGTCGTTGAGCAGATGATACACGCAGGATTCAGCATAACGACCACTGCGACCGTATTAAACCGAACCGTTCCAGCAGTGAGACATCTTTGCAAGATGGCTTACACTTATCTCGGCACGTCTCGAGTTTATCGACTTGCAACGGCACAAGCGACCTTGCTAAACAAGGACGTTGAGCCGATTTGTGTTTAATCAAAAACAAAAAGAAAATAACCAAAAGCGTTCTTTGACAATAATTCGATAAATACCAGTGTACTAACTTTTTGGAGCGAGCCAAAAATCAGAGTAACTTTGCAGCGGATTCCAATATTTGGTTTCCGTAACGTAATTAACTCAAAATTTATGGCAGACACAATTGAGAAGGTCTATTGCACTGGGGACGGTGGCAATGACAACCTAGCAGCAGCTTTGCTCGCTAGAGGTAGAGACAATGATCCAGCGACTATGCTGGCAGCAATGAACGGTGGTATGGGTGGAGGTTGGAACAACCCATTCGCCTACATGATGATGCTGGGAATGTTCAGATTCATGTACGGTGATGGCTGGAACGGACAGAACGGCAACGTTCAGCGTTCAGAAATCCAGTCTCAGATTGACAGCCTTCGCACTCAGATGAGCGACAACCACAACAGCGACTTGTTGATGGGAGCAATTCAGGGCAACAACCAAGACTTGAAGACCTTGGCGGCTAACTTGAACTGCGACTTCAACGCATTGCAGGCTTCTGTTTGCGGCATTCAGGCAGGCATCCAGCAGATAAGCGGACAAGTTGGTTATTCGGCAGAGCGAGTAATCAATGCTATCTCGCAGGGTAACTTGCAGATGACCATCGCACTGAAGGACTGCTGCTGCCAGACCCAGCAGAACATCATCAAGATGGGCTACGACAACCAGCTGGGGCAGAAAAACATCGAGAACTCAATGCAGCGAGGTTTCGATTTCAACAACCGCAGCATAGAGCGAGGCTTCTCGGCACTCGGTTTCCAGCTTCAGCAGGACAAGTGCGACATCATCCGCTCGAACCAAGACAACACCCAGCGAGTTATCGATGTGCTGAACAATCACTGGCAGCAGGATTTGCAGCAGCGGTACAACGATGCACGCCTGGAGTTGAGCCAGCAGAGACAGAACGCTGAACTTATTGCAGCGTTGAAGACCACCACAACCACCACTGGTGCGTAGGCGGTCTGAACAAAATCTATCAAGGGGCAACTCGCTGTTCTATCAGTGAGACCCCTTTTTGTCTATTTATCGAATTATCTAAAAAGAGCGCATTATGGAATTTAAGAATATTCAGAGAAATCACCCGGTCTATCTGCTAGACAAGCAGACGGTGGAAGTTAAGGAAGGCAAGGTCGTAGACAACCAGCCGCACATCAACACTGGCATCGCAACCATTTCCAGCAGCGGACAGCCCATGCGAGACGTAACAATCGAGGTGGAGGGAAAGCAGACCATCTACACCATACCCGAACACCTCGGAGTTACCTTTGCAGGCGAAACCGTACTGGCAACCGACAAGGCAGACCTTCTGCCCGAAGTCGGGAAATTGGTAAATGAAGCCGATGAGATAATCAAGGCATACGAGCCAAGCAAGGAGCGAAAAGCCAAGGGCGAAGAACTTCTTGCAGCGTTGAACCCGGCAATCAAGGAGAAGCAGGAAACCGAAAAGCGTTTCAAGGCACTTGAGGGCGATATAAGCGGCATTCGTGGCATGGTTAAACAGTTACTCGACAAACTAGGATAGGAGGGCGCACAATGAAGAAAATAATCGTTATGCGCCATTCTTGCGACAGCGAGGAAGAGCGACACCAGCACCAAGAGAGCGACATCATCCACAGCTTACCATACGAGAAGGCAGCAAAGGCACTCATGGGAGCCAGTGGGTACGTGGCATACGTTGCCAAGCACGGCTACCACTTCACGAAGCAGCTAGCAATCAAGGCAAGCGAGCAGATGAAGAACGTAGACGGAACGAGCCACCGTTGGACGGTAGACGAAATCCGGCTTGCGACAAACAACGAGATAATCTCCAAGGGCGCAACCATCGGGGATATTCTCTATTTGGCAAATATGGCTTATGCGGACTTCTACCCGAAGGTAATCAAGACCGAGAGCGACTGCGTACAGTATGCTATTGCCGTAGCCAGTGATCCGGACGGATACGAGGGTATGGCATTCTGCAGGTGGACGGCAGACATCATCGGAAAGGGTGTTACCATTGACTGGGAGAAATTGGAATAACCAAAAAACAAATTGATATGAGCGAAGTATTTCACGATTTTCAGGTGCACCACCTTTATTTGTGCGCCCTAGTAATTTTTATCTGTTTCGCTACAATTCTGATAGCGATGACAATTGACCTGATAGCAGGCATACAGAAAGCGAAGGAACTGCATGTTGCAAGAACTTCAACCGGATTGAAGAAGACGTGCGACAAGGCGAAGAAGTATTTCCCGACATTCGGTATCGCTTCGCTTATGGACGTGGCTACGTGTGTTATCTCTCCCTTCCCTATGTTCGCCATCGCCTGGACGGTGTATCTGCTTTTGTGTGAGTTTAAAAGCATCCGGGAGAAAGCATACGAGAAGGCAGAGATACGCAAGCAAGACCGCACGATGCAGGTAATCCTCGAGAACAAGGACGAAATTGCGAAGGCGGTTGTCGAGATAATGAAGGAAGAGCGGAAGAAAGGAGGAGATAATGAGGATAACTAGAGCGCAACTTATAAAGGTAATGCCGAATGCAGGCAGCAGGGCAGACACCTACCTTCCAATCATCAACGGATGGGCAGAGCATTTCCACATCAATACCCCACTAAGGATGGCGCACTATCTCGCACAGATTGCCCACGAAAGCGGAGAGTTGAGATACACCAAGGAACTAGCAAGCGGCAGAGCCTACGAGGGCAGGAAAGACCTAGGCAACACCCAGCAGGGCGATGGCGTGAAGTACAAGGGCAGGGGATTGATACAGATTACCGGGCGAGCCAACTACCGGAAATATGCCAATTATTGCGGCTTCGATGTTGTGGGCAGTCCCGAACTCCTGGAGCGTTCTCTGGGAGCAACGAAATCCTCAATGTGGGTATTCGACACTTTCGGCTGCAATGAGTTGGCAGACCAAGACAACTTGAAGGCTATCCGAAGGAAGATAAACGGAGGCTACAACGGACTGGCATCCTGCGAGAAGTATTTGAAGCGAGCCAAGGAAGCCTTGAAAATCAATGTGCTTGCGTAATAAACATATCAATCTAAAGTTTATAAAGTATGGAAAATTCAAGAAAAGGGCGAAATTTGCGTTCTGTGGCGTTATTTCTCGCCATGCTTATAATTACCCCACTTTTGATTTTTGGCTGTTCCTGCGCTAAAACAGCGCAAAATAACACGGTGTATCACGACAGCGCACACACCAGCGTAAGACGTGACAGCGTGAACCAGCGGCAGGTCCACTGGCAGGACACCCGGCAGCACGACAGCATATTCAGGCATGACAGCGTGCTGGTGTACATTAAGGGCGACACCGTAATCAAAGAGCGGTGGCATAATCTTACGACCACCAGATGGAAGACGACAACCAAGACGGACACCATCGTAGGTGATACCTATGTTTTCGTGGCCGACACCGTAAAGGTAAAGTATTACGTGAACCGATACAAGACCAAGGAGGTAGAGAAGCCAGTGAGCACATGGCATAAGATAAGATTATTCGCTGGCGATTGCGTATTGCTGTTCCTGGCAATCTTTGCAGTTTGCTGGATAAAGGAGCGCATCAAGAAGAGAGTTCAATAGGTTCAATCATAATATCAATTTTTAGAAGGGCAGGAAGCGCAGGAGAGCGTTTTTCTGCCCATTTTTGTGCGAAGAACACTTTTCATTGAGAGAAAAGGGGTAGGGGATATGAGAGTTAGATTATATATTCATTCAAACTAAGGCGTGCAGGTTATTATTATATAGAGCGTGGAAAGCGTACCGAAAACGACAGAAAGCGTACCGAAAACGACAGAAAGCGTACTGAAAACGACCGAACACGACCGAAAATAGACGTGCTTACGACATAAACAGCCAATAAAAGTTAAAATATTAATATCTTTCGGGAAAAGTTTTGGTAGAACCGAAAAATATTAATATCTTTGCATCGTGTTTAAGAGATAAGCACTTTGAAACATTCAGTAATTTAAGCCCTAGGCAGCACGGTTAAGCCAAAGAAAATGAAAAAGTCAGATTCAAACGTTTTAGAGTTCACAACTAAGTTTATCAACTCAAACTTCCGTATTAAAGTCTTCGGACGCACAGAGGATGGCAAGAAGATAAACACACTCGTAGGAGTAAGCGGAATCTTGAAGCTCATTGGAGCGGAACTTTTCAACAAGTTCATCAAGCGGGCACTGAAGGCTGGTATGGACGCTTGCCGCTGCGCACTCAGAAGAGGATTGGTTGTAACATTGTATGCTAAGTAATCAAGGGAGGACAAGAAAATGAAAACTATCGACTACAAGAATTTTGTTTTGGACTTGAACGGCTCAATCTTGATTAACGGAGAAAAGAGCTACATCGCAGTGACAGCATCCAAAAGCCAAGCTTTCCGAAGCATGAAGGGAGCGGAGAAGTTTATGGCGGCTAGAGAATATCAAAGAATTTAATAATCAGCAGGGCGCAAGCCCTGCACAAAACAGCAAGAATATGGATACATCAAAAATGGTAAAGGTAACACTGGCAAAGGTAAGAACAAAAGGTCAGCACTACTGGGATAAGGGAGGTACAGAGTTCGTTTGCAGTGGTGGTGCTGTCGATTATTCAGTTGACGGCACTTGGTACTGGAACAGAAGCGGAAAAGGTCAGAATACCAGGGTGTTCATCGAGAAATAAGACAGTTATGGAATTAGCACTTTTAAGAGCGGTAGACCGCAAGAGAAATGTTGTAGGGATAAAAGAAATTGAGTTCGACAACAAAAAACAAAGAATGATGCAAGCAAAGGCGTTCGGGCGCAACGTAGGGGCATTTAAAGTTTACATTAACTGGGCGACTGGTATTGAGATATATACACCTTCCGAACATTGCTTTGAGAGAATAAACAGATAACAATTTCAACAGAATTATTAACCAGCAGGGCGCAAGCCCTGCACAATATATCAAGATATGAAGGAATACGACAAGATACCAGCACAAGCAGTGGTCGAGGTAACGACCAGCTGGGGAAGAACCTGCCTGCGAGAGATTGGGCGAGACCTTAAGGAAGGCACGGTGCTCGATGGCTATTATTATCCGGTAAGCAAGGCTTTCGACTTTAATTGGAAGGGAGAAGGCGCAATGCTGTGGATCGGGGACAATGGAAGGCTTGTCAGTCTAGGAGAAGGACAAAAGCATAAATACATGATGCTTGGTCGTTTACTGTCCGATTGCGAGTACTTTCTTCGCAACCCATACATGCGACACCTCTATTTCCCGAGTATCGCTGGACACTGCAAGGAAATGCGCCAGTTATGGCTGGAGTTAAACATCAAGCCGGAGTGGTTATCGTACAAGCAGATTGGCAAGCTTGAGCACAAGATGAACCGAATGAAAACGAAGTTGGACAGACAATTAAAAAAAGACAGAAGACA